AAAAGAATTTTAAGCTATTTAAAGATGCTGAACTGATTTTTTATGGTCTTGACAATATTAAAGAAATGGATAAGATATACATTGTAGAAGGTGAAATAGATGCTTTATCTTTACACGAAGCAGGTCTTTATAGTGTTTGTTCAGTTCCAAATGGTGCATCTAAAGGATCACAACGATTAGAATATCTTGATAACTGTTGGGAATACTTTGTAGATAAAACAGAGATTATATTATGTACGGATAATGACCAAGCAGGATTATCATTACGAGGTGAACTTGCAAGAAGATTCGGTCAAGGTAGATGTAAATATGTAGAATTTGGCGATTATAAAGATGCTAACGACATATTAATCAACAAAGGTGCAAGTGAACTTCGAGAAGTTGTTGGTAATGCAAAGAACTTTCCTATCGAGGGTGTATTAAATATTAACGATATTTGGGATAGTGTTTTAAACTTTAACGAGAATGGAATCAAGAATTATAATGTGCGATTGGGAAACTCTAATGAGTATTATAACATTAGCTTCGGAGAATGGACTGTATGCACAGGGATTCCCAATGCAGGAAAAAGCGATGTCATCGACCAAATATGTGTTAATCTTGCATTACAAGAAGATTTTCGAGTAGCAATGTTTTCACCTGAAAGCTACCCTTATGAATCACACATTAAAAGGTTAGCAAATAAGATAAATGAAAAAGATTGCAACACACAAGATTTAAACAATACAAAAGATTTTATTGAGCAGCATTTTTTCTTTGTTCGTATAGATATTGAAAACTTAACTCTAAAAGGCATTTTAGATGCTTTTAAGCAACTTGTATTCCAAAAAGGTGTAAATGTATGTGTAATTGATCCATACAATATGTTAGACCATTCAGCTCAAAAAGATTTTACTTATGTAGGTAAACTGCTTTCAGAGATTACACAGTTCTGCCAACAAACAAACACACACTTGTTTTTAGTAGCACACCCAAGAAAAATGGAAAGTGTTGATGGGAAGTATAGAGTTCCTAATCCTTATGATATATCTCAATCATCTGACTTCTTTAATAAGGCATATAACTGTATAACTGTATATCGTAATCTTGGACAACAAACTATTTATGGTAGCGATAGTGTACAAGTATATGTGCAAAAGGTTAAAAGAAAAGAGAATGGTAAACAAGGCGACTTTATGATAGCACCTGATTTTAAAAATGGGGGTGTATATAGAACAATAGATAAAGACAAACAAAGATTTGAAGTAATAAGAGATAATATACCTTTTTAAATATGGAATTAAATAAAATATATAATGAAGATTGTTTAGAAACAATGGCTAAAATGCCAAATGACTTTGTAGATTATTCACTTACATCACCACCATATAATGTAGGAAATAATCAATTAAATGGCGAGGGTAAAAAGTATGAATCTATAAATGATAAAATGACAAAAGATGAATATTTTGAAAATCAAAAACAAGTCATTGAAGAATTATTGAGAGTTACTAAACTCCATTTGTTTTACAATATACAAATGCTTTCTAATAATAAACAAAGTGTTCTAAAATTAATGGGGTACTTTAATGATAAAATAAAAGAAATAATTATTTGGGATAAGAACTTTGGAGTACCAGCAATGGAACCTGGTGTTTTTAATAGTGCTTATGAATACATTATAATATTTAGCAACGATCAACCAAGCAAAAGGAAGTTTTATGATGTAGATTTTAAAGGCACACAACCAAATGTGTTTCGTACAAAAAACAAACACTCTAATCCATTTGCTGATAAACATAAAGCAATATTTCCCCTTGATATACCAAGATACTTTATGCAAGTATTTGGAAAGGAAAATGATATTTGGTATGATTGTTATATGGGAACTGGCACAACTGCTGTTGCTGCAATAGAAGAAAAAAAGCAATTTATCGGATCTGAAATATTTAAAGAATATTGCGATCTTGCAAACAATAGATTAAAACCATATCTAACACAAACTAAATTGTTTTAACTTTGTTCTATGTTCGATATAGACATAGCAGTTATGAGGGGATTTGGTGTAGGTATAAACTATACAAATGAAGATATTGAGGGTGTAGAATCTCTTGCTGATGATCTACGACATACTATCCAAGTAATCTTTTTCTTTGTAATAATTAATATTACTTACTACACACATAGAGAATTTTAGTAAAATAATATAAAAAATATTTGCATAATTAAAATATTCTTTCTATATTAGTACTATAATTAAAAATAAATAATAACTTAAAATGAAAAAAATGAAAAATAAAATTAAATTAAAATTACATATATATAGAGGAAAAAATAAAAATAGTTATTTTTTTACTTTAGGTAGCTTTGGAGATGAATATCATATTCAATGTACTCAATTACACCAACACGATTATTGGTGGGCAATAGAAAAGTTAAAAAATGATTTTGGTTTAATTTTTCCAAAAAACTTTAAAGATAATTTTGACTATAAATCAGACGAAGATTTCAACGAAACAGTCACTCTTTATAAAGACATAAATGTTAAGACAAAGGAAGAACTTTATCCTATGACTCGTTTGTAATAAACCCTTAATCATTGTTTTAAAACTAACCCACTTTAATCGGTGGGTTTTTTTATGTATTTTTGTTATGTGAAAACCAACAAAAAGCAACATACTAAAAAAGCAATTCTTGAAGCATTAGAAAAATCTTTGGGAGTTGTTACTACTGCTTGTAAGAAAGTGAGTATTAATAGAAGTACCTTTTACAAGTATCTAAAAGAAGATGAGGAGTTTGCAAAGCAAGTAAAAGATATTGAGAACATTGCTCTTGATTTTGCTGAATCACAACTCCATAAACAAATAAGTGAGGGCAATACTACTGCAACAATATTCCTTTTAAAGACAAAAGGTAAATCTCGTGGTTATGTGGAAAGAAGCGAGATAGTACACGACAATCAAGTTAAATCAACAATTATAGAATGGACACCACCAAGAAAGTTGAGCAAAAATGTAACAGACAATTCTACGATCTCATTAGATCAAACAAAAGATTCAAAGTCCATCAAGGTGGAACAAGAAGTGGAAAAACAGTAGCCGTTTGTCAATACCTGGTTTATTTACTTACATCTTCAGAGAAACCTTTGACTATCTCTATTGTTCGTAAAACCCTTCCTGCATTGCGTGGAAGTGTTATGAGAGATATAATGATAGTGCTACAAGAAACAGGTATCTACTATTCAGGTGTGCATAACAAAGCTGATAATACTTTTAAATATAATAATCACCTTATTGAGTTTCTTTCGGTAGATGAACCCCAAAAGATTCGTGGTCGTAAAAGAAACATTGCATTTCTTAACGAGGGCAACGAACTTACAATAGAAGATTTTAGACAAATCAATATGAGAACTACGGATATGGTCATTGTTGATTTTAACCCATCAGATCCTGTCCATTGGTTATATAGCGACCTAATACCACGAGATGATTGCGATACTTGGGTAACCACTTACAAAGACAACAACTTTTTATCTGATGAGCTTATACACGAGATTGAAAGAATGAAAGAGCGTGATCCTGATTATTGGAGAGTGTATGGAGAGGGATTACAAGCTATCTTTAGTGCAAGACAAATATTTAACAACTGGACTTTTATTGATTACAAAGATTTTCCTGAATTTGATTTAGAAGTAGAAGGAATTGTAGGAATTGATTATGGGTATAGCAATGATCCAACTGCTTGTGTTCTTGTCTTTAAAAAGCACGATAGGGTTTATTTACACGAGATACTTTACCAAAAGGGTTTAACTAATAGCGACATCGTAGATATATTAAAAGCTAAAGGGTATGGCGAGGTAATTACTTACGCTGATTCTGCTGAACCCAAATCTATTGAGGAGATGAGAAGATTAGGGTTATACATAAAACCTGCGACCAAAGGGCAAGGAAGTATAAATGCAGGAATATCAAAACTAAAAGAGTTTGACATATATGTTAGCAATGAATCCAAGAATATTTTAAGAGAATATCAAAGTTATTATTGGCAAGAATTAAAAGATGGAACTATAATAAATAAGCCACAAGACAAAGAAAATCACCTAATGGATTCTATAAGATATGCCGTATATTCTTCCTTTGGAAAGAAAGAAAACTTTTTTGTAATTTAATTAGTATTTTTGTAAAATAAAAGTTATTCGATGGCATCAATATTATCAAGAGTTAGGAATTTGATTTCTAAAAACTTTCAGCAAACAAGTCAAGAGTTCAACAGAGCAATCTACAATTATTTAGGAAACAGTATAATTTGGAATCCTGAAAACGATAATACTTACATTGAAAAAGGTTATCAATATAATACAACTATTTATTCAATAGTAAACTTAATTGCTAAAACTGCAGCGACTATTCCTTTTCAAGTGTATGAAATCAAAAGTGATAATGATTTAAAGAGGTACAAATCAATGACAAGTGGTATTGCAAATGGTTCGGCATTACACAAAGCAGAGGTATTAAGAAAACACGCCCTTGAAGAAGTAGCAGATACTGAATTACACGATTTACTTTCAAGACCAAATCCATCACAATCTTATAATGCTTGGATTCAAGAGATTATAGCTTTTGGTAAACTAACTGGTAATCGTTACATCTATGGTATTAAACCTGATACAGGTGCTAATCAAGGGAAGTTTAAGGAATTATATGTTTTACCAAGTCAAAAGGTAGAAATAAATAGTGGTGGAATATTTGAACCTGTAAAATCATACTCATTAGAGTATAATGGTCAATATAAGATGGAAGCTGAAGATGTTTGCCACATAAAAGATTTTAACCCTTATTATGATGGTACTGGAAGTCATTTATATGGAATGTCCCCACTTAAAGCAGGTTTAAGATCATTAGACACAAATAATGAAGCGATTACGACAGGTGCAAAGTATTTACAAAACCAAACTGCAAGAGGTGTGCTAATGAGTGATGAGGGTGATATTAACGAAGTACAAGCACAACAACTAAAAGAGAAGTTTAGACAAAACTATTCAGGTTCTAACAATGCAGGTGATATTGTAATTACACCAAAGAAACTTTCTTGGATTAACTTTGGTATGTCTGCATCTGATCTTTCTCTTATAGAACAATATAATGCAAGTATAAAGGACTTGTGTAATATTTATTCAGTACCTGCAGTTTTATTAAACAACACAGAATCTTCTACTTACAATAATGTAATTGAAGCAAAAAAGAGTTTATATCAAAGTGCAGTTATTCCTGAACTAAACAAAATAAGAGATGAGCTTAATAGATGGTTAGTCCCTGCTTATGGTGAAAAGCTATACATTGACTTTGATTATACAAGCATATCTGAATTGCAAGAGGAGATGGACAAAGTGGTGAACCAAATGTCAAGTGCTTGGTGGCTAACTCCAAATGAAAAAAGACAAGCGATGAGTTATGGTGTGGAATCAGATAACGATAAGTTAAATGATTTCTATATACCAATGAATCTTGTGCCACTACAAGATGATGTAATTGAAGAAGATATTAAGAGTGTAAAGATTGATTACAATGAACTACTTGATAACAAGGAGAGGATTCGTAGAGATGTTTTTACAACTGAACTTGAAGCAAGAGAAAGAGCAGAAGCCATAGGTTGTAATGGAACACACACTCATACAGAAGATGGGAGAACGATTTATATGCCGTGTGCTTCACACGATGATTATATTTCTTTGGTTGGAACAAATGTAAAGTATGGTGATGATGAAGAAGATGAAGAATATATTGACAAACCAGTAAAACCTGGTAGTTCAGTAGAAAGAGGATTAAGAAACAAAGTAACTGAACATAATGATAAATATGGTGATGATAAAACTAAAAGAACTTCTTATAGAACTTTGCAAACTGTTTTCAATAGAGGTGTTGGTGCATATAGAACAAATCCTCAAAGTGTTAGAGCAAGTGTAAGAAGCGAGGATCAATGGGCTTATGCAAGAGTAAATTCTTATCTATATGCTTTAAGAAATGGTAAATTTAGAGGTGGTAAACACGATACTGACTTATTCCCAAGTGGACACCCACTATCGAGTAAAAAATCAATTAGCAAAGCTGAAAGCTACAAAGATTATCCACAAGGTGCTACAAACAATGCAAAGAGAATGTTAGGTTGGAGAGAAAAGTATGGTAGAGATGTAGTCAAGGGTGGTACAGAGGTTGGTTGGAAACGAGCTAATCAACTTGCAAATAGAGAACCACTATCACTTGATACAGTAAAAAGAATACATAGCTTTTTAGCAAGACACGAGGATAATGCAAAAATATCAGAAGAATATAGAAACGAACCTTATAAAGACAAAGGTTATGTAGCTTATAATCTTTGGGGTGGCAAAGCAATGGTTTCTTGGGCTAAAAGGATTTCAGAAAATGCTGACTAAAAAATTCAAACAAAACTATCATAAAGATTGGCTTAATCAATTAGATATTGCAGAAGCTAAACAAGACAAGAAATGGGTTAAGTATCTTGTTAATGAAAGCAATGTCATTATCGAGGAGTTTTTAAAAGCCAATAAACAAATCCCAAGTTTAGAATTTAAATTTAAGGAAAGCGACTTAACAAAATTGTATGTTGAGTTATATCAAGAGGTGGGCAATAAATTTGCCAAGTGGTATGCACAAAACTTTGACAAGTACATAACAAAAAACATTGATGTAGAATATCAAGATATATGGAATCAAAAGTTTGCATATATAGGAAGTCAAGTTGCAGGTGCAAGAGTTGTAAGCATTAGTGGTAATCGTAAAAAAGAATTTGTTAGGGTTTTAAGTAGATATATGGCAGATCCTGAATTTCAATCTATGAATGAGGTACAAGCAGGTAGAATACTACGAAAGAAGTTTAAAAGTATGTCAGTTAATAATGCAAAGCGAATAGTAAGAACTGAAAGCACTAACGCTGCAAATTATGCAACTAATCAAAGTGCTACTGATGTTTTTGGTAAAGAGAATCTACAAAAAGAGTGGATAGCTACTTTAGATGAAAGAGTTAGAATAGATCACGCTGAAGCGAATGGACAAGTAGTCGATATGGACAAAAACTTTTTAGTAGGTGGTGAAGAATTAGCATATCCAGGTGATAGTAGAGGAAGTGCTGCCAATGTCATTAATTGTAGATGTACAAATGCACCTTTTCCAAAAGAACTTGAAGATAATTATAGTTCAGGTGGTGTTATAGAAGGTGTGATTGCAGTTGCACAAACAGTTGCTACAGTTGCAGCAGTAGAAGAAATTTTAAGTAGTGATAATCAAGAAAATAATTAATTGAAAATTAATAACTTTGTAAAATGGAAAATATAATATATAAGTCAAGCCCAATCGGTGAATTAGTTGATGCCGATGAAAAGTCAGGAATCGTAAAAGGTTATGGTTCAGTATTTAATAATGTTGATAGCGATGGTGATATAATAACACCAGGTGCTTATACAAAAACGATTATGGAGAATGGAAGTCGTGTTAAGTATTTATATCAACACAATATGGATCAACCATTAGGTAAAATGGTAAACCTATATGAAGATGATAAAGGATTGATGTTTGAAGCGAAGATTCCTAAAACACAACTTGGAAATGATGTATTAGAATTAATGAAAGCAGGGGTGATTACCGAAAATAGTGTTGGTATATTACCACTTCAGAAAGAAGCAGGAATGGGTGATGGTTACAATAGAAAACTTACAGAGGTAAAACTCTATGAGATTTCTGCCGTTACACTTGCTGCAAATGATGAAGCGATGATATTAGATGTAAAAGGGAATGTAGATAAGGAGAAAGTATTGAAAAGATTTGATAAACTTGTGAAGTTAATTCGCAAGGGTAACATTTCTGACAATATGGGTTATGCTATTGAAGCAGAACTCATCAAGCTAAAATCAATTTTTAACGATAGTGCCACTCTGCCAACTGATATTGATGTTACAGAGCCGACAGAGATTAAATCAGATAATAGCGAAATCTATAAATATTTGTTTAATAAATTAAATTCGTAAAAAAATGAACGATGAAATCAAAAAAGAATTAGACCAAATCGGAGATTTAGTTGATTCTAAAATTGAGAAAGCATTTAATTCGGCTCAAGATAATGCGAAAGGTGAGATTGAAGAATCACTTAAAAGTGAAATTTCAAACCTATCTAACGAATATCTTGCAAAGAATGATGAAATGCAAAAGAGAATGGATACTATCGAAATGGCAGCTAAAAAAAATGCTATCGAAAGTAAGCCAGTGAACTTTAAAGGTGCTTTAAAAGAAGCTATCGAAGGTGGTGCTATTGAAGGTCTTAAAAAAGGACAATCAAGAGCTGCTTCATTCGAAGTAAAAGCTGATATGACAACTGCAGCCGACTATACAGGTGAGGTTATCGCTGCTCAAAGAGTACCAGGAATTAAGTTTGATCCTGCAAACGCAGTTCACATTAGATCTATCGTACCTGTTGGAACAACAAGTTCTGATACAATAAGATATATCAAAGAATCTGCTTATACACAAGGTGCTGCTGCAACTGCAGAGGGTAATGCACTTGGACAAACTGACTTTAACTTAACTGCTTCTACTGCTAATGTAGAATTAATTGGTACTTACTTAAGATTATCAAAGCAAATGCTTGATGATACAGAGCAATTAACTTCTTACATCTCGGCAAGAGTGCCAAGCAAGTTAATGGCAGTTGAAGATGACCAGTTATTAGGTGGAAACGGTACTGCACCAAATTTAGAAGGATTAAGAAATTCTGCTACTATTTGGTCTAATGCTGCTTCAGGATTCGCTGATGGTGTTATTGCAAACCCACAAAACATTGATGTATTAATTACTGCACTTAACCAAGTTGCAAAAGCTAATTATACTTCAGATGGGATTTTAATGCACCCAACAGATTTTCACAAGATTCTTGCACTTAAAGATGGTGATAGTAGATACTTAAAAGATCAAGTATATCAAGGTCTGCAACCAACATTTATGGGAGTACCATTTAGAATCTCAACTGCAATGGCAGAAGGAGAATTTATCGTAGGTAATTTCTCACAAGCTGCACAAATTTGGCAGAGAGAGAATGTAAGTGTTGAGTTCTTTGAGCAAGATTCTGACAATGTTCAAAAGAACTTTGTAACAGTAAGAGTTCAAGAAAGGTTAGCAATGACTACTTACTTACCAAATGCACTATGTAGAGGTACATTCGCTACAGTAGTTGCAGCTCTATAATTAATTAGAGTTTATATAATAAAGGGGCTTCATGCCCCTTTTTTTATTTTACTTTCTTAATAAATCTTTCTGCTTGTTCTTTAGTCCAAAATGTCCTGCCGAGTTCAGTACCTTCAAAAACATAATTGACAAGCCAAAGACCACCTTCTAATTGTAGAGGTTTGTATTTAATTGTCTTTTTCATATTAACAATATATAAAAAAATATTAATAATGTAAAAAATATTTGCATATAATAAATATATTGCTTTACTTTGTTAAAAATTAGAAAATATGAATAAAGAAGAAATAATTGAAGCATTAACATTTGTAGGATTTTTGATCTTGGGTATTGGAATGTTTTTTTGTCTTTGGACTATACACACATTAATTAATTAATATGAAAGTAGTATATAAAGCAACAAAGCAAGATATTAATATGAAAGTTGATAAGGAGTTGCAAAAAAGAATATTAAAGTATTTATGTTGGGGATTAGCTCAATTTACATTTTGGTCAATTATGTTTGTAAATTTTTTATTTTGGTTATTTAGATGAATGCAAGAAAGATAGCACCAAAGATTATGAGAATAGTATCTGAAAATTTAAATAAAGAAACTGTTTCAAATGATGTGTACTTTAAAATATTAGGTTTAGTTTATAATATAGAAGATGAAATAGAAAAGAGTAAAGAACTAAAATCTTAACAAAATTGCTTTTATAGAGAGGTTTATAAAAGTGATATTTTTTCATATTGGTTAGTTTTAAAAGTGTCTAATTCTTATTAGGCACTTTTTTTGTAACTTTATTTTATGGATAGCAATGCAATAGGTTGTGTTGCCGAATATCAATTTGGTATTGAATGTCTTAAAAGAGACATAATAGTTTCCTACCCCCTAATACATTCTTCCCTTTATGATTGTATCGCTGATACTGGAGATAACATATATCGCATTCAAATAAAATCTACCACACAAGATTTTCGAAAACATAGAAAAACAATACATATTGCTTGGCATCACGCTTATACAAAAAAAGATGTAGATTTTTTTGCAGTATGGGTAGATAAGTTCAAAGGTTTTTTCATATTTAAAAATGATGGTGTAAGAGTGTCAATAAGATTAAGTCTTACAAATAATAATTCAATATTTTTTAATAACTTTGACTTCAAATAGTTTTTTCTTTCTTTATTCTTTTTCAATCAAATGCACTGTAAACTTTATGGTGCATTTTTTTTGTATTTTTGTTTAAATAAAAAATTATGTTAATAGATATATTAGAGTTTTTTAGAATCAATATTAATGAATCAAAAAAGAAAAAAGAAACTAAAGAACTAAAACAAGCATATAAGCGAAAAACAAAAAAAATTAAATAATGAAATATTATAGTAATCCTTTAAATCGTTTTCATACACAAATAAAAATAACTGCTACGACAGGATCAGAACTTATCAATACTGCAACTGCTAAATCATATTTAAGAGTTGATACAAGTGCTGATGATACTTTGATTGGTCAAATGATTACACAAGCAAGGATTATTATTGAAAATTATATTACAAAAGATATTGTAGCAAAAACAAGAAAATTGTATTTAGCAAGTGTTGATGAAAGATTTGTTTTACCATTTTCACCAATAGCTTCAATACAATCAATAACTGTAGATGGAACGGCAACGACTGCTTATACAGAGTATGGTCTTGATGATACAATCATTGAATTAGAAGATTTACCTGCTGAAGAAGTAATTGTTAGTTATACTACATCAGGTATCAATGATAGTTTCTTGATTCAAGCAAATTTACAACTTGTATCAACGCTATACGATAATAGAGCTGATTTTGTGATTGGTAATACTGTTTCTGAAATACCAACTGATGTAAAAAGTATATTGAGTTCTTACAAAACAATGTTTATATAATGAATGCAGGTAAATTAGATAAAAGAGTTTTAGTTAAAAGACAATCTAAAACTGTTGATGGTTTTGGTGGTTTCACATCTACTCTTGGAACTCAAACAACAATTTGGGCAATGGTTAATTATACTGGTGGGGATATTGCAACTAAAAATGGTAAAAGAGACAGAAATTTAGTTATTGAGCTTACTGTAAGAAAAAAAACTGCTGATGATATTGCAACGACAGATCTGCTTGAAATTGAAAATGTAAGTGGACAATTTCAAATCAATAGTATGTTTGATAGTAATTATAAATATTACACAACAATAACTGCAACAAAAAGGGAGTAATGGATATAAAAATAAATAAATCTGATCTTCGCAAAGTAAATAAGTTGTTTGACAATCTTCAAAGTATTTCTGAAAAAGAAGCTGATTTGATTATTGATAAAAATGGATTGAAGATAGTCAGAGAAATAAAACAACCACCTATACCAGTTGATACAGGTAATTTAAGAAACAATGTAGTTTATAATGTAAGAGAAAAAGCAATCGAATCAAATGCACCTTATTCAGGGTTTCTTGAATTTGGTACAAGATTTATGAAAGCTCAACCTTATTTCTTTAGCAAAATAAATACAGGTCTTAAAAGATTATCTTTAGATTTAAACAATGCAATTAAAAGAGCAATAAGATGAAAGAGCCAATAAGATTTATAAGACAAAAAATATTTACACTATTAAATGGTAATGTAAGTTATGGGGGTTCAAATGTACCTGTATATAATCGTGTACCATCAACTCAAAGTGAACCTTACATAATTGTTTATTCAGCAGACACAACACAAACAAATCAAAACCAAAGCGATTTCATAGTAGAATGTATCACAAGAATTGAGGTTGTAACTGCATTTTTATCTGATGATGGTGGAGAACTTCAAGTAAATGACATTGTAGAATCCATTTTAGAGCTAATTAAGACATCTACAACAGATTTCTTTGATTTGACTTCAAACAATTTTAATGTGTTCACAAGCAACATAAATGGCGTTGCATATAGCGAGGAGAACGATGATGAAAAAACTTATTATAGAGCAATCATTGATATTGCAAACAGAGTCCAACAAAATTAATAATTATGGCAAAATCTAAAAAAGAAAACTTTAGTAAACATATATCTTGGAAAGAAGCATTTGGTTCTGCAACTGCTAAAAGATTAAAAATAAAAAACACACCTAACGAAGAACAATTAGCTAATATGAAAGTATTAGCAGAAGAACTCTTTGAACCATTAAGAGAAAAAGCAGGTGAACCAATCCAAATCAATAGTTTCTTTAGATGTGAGGAGTTAAACAAAGCAATATCAGGATCTGCAACAACATCACAACATATTCAAGGACAAGCAATAGATTTAGATGCAACAGGTATGACTAATTGTGAATTATTTTACATAATTAAAAATGAGCTTGAATTTGACAAACTTATATGGGAGTTAGGAGATGATGATAACCCTGCTTGGATTCACGTTTCATATAGAAAAGATAATAATAGAAAACTTGTTTATCAAGCAAAAAGAAAACCTGGTAAAGGTTTTACTACATATCACCCATTTAATTTAGATCATATAAAAGATGAGTAAAGAAAAAAAGAAACTAAAAGATACTGCAGTAGGTAAATTTTTAGCAGGAGCAGGTTCAAACATTATTGATTCACTTGGTGATGTTTTACCTGACAAAGGAGTTTTTGGTCTTGTCAAAAATCTAATAAAAAAAGATCCTGTATTGCCACCTGAAGATAAAGAAAAAGCATTAGCACTTTTAAATCAAGACACAATAGAAATGCAAGAGGTTTCTAAAAGATGGGCAAGTGATATGAAAAGTGATTCTTGGCTATCAAAAAACACAAGACCAATGGCACTTATATTTTTGACTATCTCAATGGTGTTATTAATATTTGTTGATTCAAGTGGTTTAGATTTTAGTGTTGATGTTGGTTGGATTGATTTACTAAAAAGTTTGCTCATTACTGTATATGTAGCATATTTTGGTTCAAGGGGTGCAGAGAAATTTAAATCTATAAGCAACAATGGCTCGTAAAGTTTTTCATTCTTACATAGAAAAACCCAAAAAAAGAAGACCAGGAAGACATAGTAAAAACGCTTCAAGAGGTCAAACTGGTTACAAAAAAAAATATAGAGGTCAAGGGCGAAAGCATTAATTTATAATTTGTTATTTTTGTATAAAATATCAAGTTATGTCAAACGATTTATTTTATTCAGGTAATTATCAAAAAGCAGCTTTTGGAGAGTTTGGGTTAAGAATCATTGCTCAATCTGGGACTTCAACAGTTGGAGAAAAATACAATGCAATACAAGCATTAGAAGATTCAACAATCACTTGTACAAATGCAGCTACAGGTGGAGATACATCAATAACAAGTTTAGAGTTAGGTGCAGGACTAATTATATATGGAACATTCCATACAATAAGTTGTGCTGCAGGTAAAGTAGTTGCTTATATAGAATAGTATGTTAGGACTTGGAATGAATTTAGCGAAAATGGGCAACAAGGTTGCTACTGCTATTTCTAAATTAAGACAATATTGGAATAAGAATCAACAAAAATGGGAGAATGTAAATAAAAATTGGGAATCATTATAAATAAAAAATTATGGCAAGTTTAACAGGTAATAAAATAAAAGATACTTATACATCGCTTTTGAAAGTTGGTGATAATGGAACTATTGATAGTTCTGCACAAGCATTGACAGATGGTGCAGGAAATGCTTTAGGATTGACACTTACAAATACAGGTGTCATTGTTTCAACTGCAAAAGGTACTTTAGTTGGTACATCTTCAACTGGTGAGGTAAGTTCAGGAATGATTGCCGATAATGCAGTTACGGCTACGCAACTTAATATAAGTGGTAATGGTACAAGTGGTCAATTAATACAATCTGATGGTGATGGATCGTTTAGTTATGTTGCAGCTTCAAGTGGAGATATTACAGGTGTAACTGCAGGAGATGGTTTGAGTGGTGGGGGATCGAGTGGCGATGTAACTTTAGCAGTAAGTGTTGATGATTCAACAATAGAATTAAATAGTGATGCTATAAGAGTAAAAGATGATGGAATCGGATATGCAAAACTTGGTGCAGAGTTTACTACTGCAGCAGCTTTAAGTGGAACAGATGTTGATTGGGCAACTGCACAAACTTTTACCAAAACATTAGGCAGTAATACTACATTAACATTTTCTAATGTTTCTACAGGTATGCAAATTAATTTAGTAATAAGTGGCAATTACACTTTGACTTTACCATCAAGTGTTAAGGAACTTACAAATGCTTCTACTTATGATGGAAGTGGTGAAAATTTAATAAGTATAGTTTCTACAAATGGAAACACAGAACAATTCGCAACAATAAATAAAGTAGCATAATTATGAAAGCAGTCAATAATAATGGAACAATAACATTTTATCAATCATTACCAAATTCATTTAGATCATCAACTGGATTACATTTGAATGTAAAAAATTGGTCTGACCAAGATATGAAAGACAACGGACTTTTTGATGTAATTATAGATGAGGATTATGATTCAAGAATACACGATTTAGGTGAGATATATTTCGATAGTGCTGCTTCAGTATTTAGAAAAGACAAATCAAATAAAACTTGGGAAAAGTCATTAAGTGAATTAAAAGAGCAATCAATAAGCAACTTTAAACATAGAATAGGTGGCGAACTTGCAAAGACTGATTGGTATATAATTAGAAATGTAGATAACGGAACTGAAATACCAAGTGAGGTTCAAGAAGCAAGACAAGATTTAAGAAATACATCAGACACAGTTGAATCGGAAATAAATGCAATCACAACTAAAGCAGGAGTTATTACATACGATTTCCCAAACATTGACTAATGGCAATAAATAAAAGATTAATTGGTGCAGGAGCTGTTGGAAGTGGTGCTTTAACTCCAAGCGAGAACTTTAATGTAGTTACTTATACAGGTGATGGTACGGCAGGAAGAGCAGTTACTGTCGGATTTCAACCAGATTATGTTTGGATAAAAACGAGGAATAATGCAAATAGTTGGACAAATACTGATTCAACAAGAGGTGTAAATGCGATTTTATCATCAAATGCAACTGCTGATGAAAGCAATTTTGATTCTTCTTGGCGAAGTAGTTATGGACAAATAGCATCTTTTACTTCTACAGGATTTACAGTTAACGCAGGTTCTGCAAGTGGAAATTTTAATACAAGTGGTTCAGATTATGTGGCATATTGTTGGAAAGCAAACGAAGGAACTACAAGCAGTAATACAGATGGAACAATTACAAGTACAGTTCAAGCAAATCAAGAGGCAGGATTTTCAATAGTTACATATACAGGTAACGGAACCCAACCATCATCAATAGGACACGGACTAAATTCTGCTCCAACCGTAGTAATAAATAAATGTTTAAGTTTAGCAGGTACTAATTGGCACGTTTATACAAGCAGCACAGGTGCAACATCATCTCTTGTTTTAAATGATACAGCATCAGCTTATACAGGTGTAAGTGAATGGAATACTGCTCCTGATAGCACAAAAATATATGTAGGAAATACAAACACTAACGCATCAGGAAGAAGTTATATTTCTTACTGTTTTACAGATATTGAAGGCTTTTCTAAATTTGGCACATACACAGGTAATGGTTCAGAGAATGGACCTATTGTAGAAACAGGATTTGAACCTGCGTTTTTGATGACAAAGCAAACAGATGATACATCTAACTGGGTAATAGTAGATAATAAAAGAAGCACGACAAACCCAAGAGATAAAGGTTTAAGACCAAATACAAGTGATAGTGAATCAACTGTATCAAATAATATGGTTGTAGATTTTCTATCTAATGGTTTTCAATTAAAACAAACAAGTGGTGCTAATGCTAATAATGGTAATTTTATATATATAGCATTTGCTGCAGATCCTGACACAGAAGCGCCAACACTTGCAGATAGTTTTAGTGCTGTTACTTATAATGGTAATGGAAGTACACAAAGTATTACAGGGTTAGGATTTAACCCAAATTTAGTTTGGATTAAATCTGATAGTTCCTCAAATTTAAAACATATGTGGTTTGATAGTATAAGAGGTGTACAAAACTATATATCAAGTAATTTAAATAACGCTGAAGCAACCAGTAGTACATCACTAACTTCTTTTGATACTGATGGATTTAGTTTAGGTAGTGATGCTTTTGTAAATGATGGTGGTAGAACTTATGTAGCCTGGAACTGGAAAGCTGATGATAACGAACCTACGGCTTTTTTTGATAGTGCTGTAACAGGTGTCTATAAATTTGAAGATAATGTTAATGATGTATCAGGTATTAACAATGGCGCAAGTGCAGTTGGTTTAACTTATACCTCAAGTGGTAAATTTAATAAAGCAGTGGTAAGCAGTGGCACTAATGGTGCAGTGTCTCTTAGTCAAACACCACCAATGACAACTGCTTGGACTTTTTCTTTTTGGTTTTATGCAACAGATTTATCAGGAACCGATATTCGTGTAATATTACAAACAGGAACAGGTTTTGCAATAGGAACAGAATTCAGTAAAATATATATATTTACTGGTGGTTCAAATAGAGGTAGTGGAACATCTATTTCTGCAAATACTTGGTATCATTATGCTGCAACTTATGATGGAACAAGTGTAAAAACATACCTTAATGGTTCTTTAGCAGAAACTATAACAACACTTACAGGTATGTCAGCAGGTAATTTAAAATTATTTGATCCACCTTATGCAAGTTGGAATCACTATGCGGGAAGATTAGACCAATTAAGGGTGTATAGCGTAGGTTTATCATCAACCCAAATTACTGCTTTATATAACGAATCAGTTTCAGATAATGATACAGTAGAATTTCCTGATGGATTATCGAGTGGTCCATTTAATTCTTTAGTTAGTGCAAACGCTAATGCAGGGTTTAGTATTGTAAAATGGACAGGAGATGGTGTACAAGGTTCTAAAGTTTCTCACGGATTATCAGCAGCACCAGAGTTAATTATTATGAAAGATTTAAGTGCTACAAATCATTGGGTAGTAGGTAATTCAGAAAGTGGGTGGACAAAAGCTATGCACCTTGATTTAACAAGTGCAGATAATGCATCAGATTTATATTGGGACGATACAGCACCTACAGCAACTGTGTTTTCTTTAGGTCATCATTCTACTGCTTATAATGTTTCAGGAAATGAATATATAGCTTATTGTTGGCATTCAGTAAGTGGATATAGCAAGATTGGAAGTTATACTGGAACAGGAACAACTAATAGTATAACAGGGCTTGGTTTTCAACCTGACTGGTTAATGATAAAAAGAGCAACAGGAGGTAGTTCTAATGGTTGGGTTATTTGTGATTCTGTAAGAGGTGTAGGTATAAATTTAAGAGCAGATACAGATAGTGCTGAAGCAGATGAAAGTGCATACACAACATCATTTGATAGTGATGGATTTACATTGGCACAAGCAGGGGGTAATACAAATGTATCAGGAAGTACTTATATATATATGGCATTTAAAATAAATT